GTTACAGCAGACATCAAGTACTATTTTTACTATTTGCCTTGATTGTCGATGTATGGAAGTCTTAAAGAAGCTATACGAAAAACACAAAACGTGGTGTAAAATAGTGGAGTCTTTTGGATGTAACCCCGAAACAGCAGAGGACATCGTTCAAGACATGTACATCAAAATACACAAGTTGGTAGAAAAAGGAACTGACATCACTTATGGCGATGACATTAACCACTTCTATATCTTTAGAACCCTGACAAGTATTTTCTTAGACTATAAGAGAAAAGATAGCAAGACGGGTACAATAGGTTTAGACGAGCTTGCAGATCAGATCGAGCAGGAAGATGAGGTAGACTATGATGAGCCTTACAATAAGGTCTTAGAGGCGATGACAGAGCTTTATTGGTACGACAGAAAAGTCTATGAAATTATCGAGAATGGAGAGAGTATCTCGGAGCTGAGTAGAAAAACAAACATCAGTTACTACTCGCTCTACAACACGTACAAGAAAGTGAAGAAATACTTAAAAGATAAACTATGAGAAAATTCTTTTGTATTCTGAAGTTAGGAACAATGGTTCACGGACTGACTGAGATTCTAACATTAGGTAACGCTTACGCAGTATCTTACAGGATAGCTAAGTTATTTGGAAAAAACGACTGCGGGTGTTACCAACGTGAGTTATGGCTAAATTGCTTAACTTGTAAAGACGACTGCGATGAATGAGGAAGACTTGAAGCTGTGGCAAGAGATTAGACCAACTCGAACTGCAACCTATTATCAACGCCAAAAGATGGCTGAACTGATGAGTAATTATTACGGAGTGAAGTATCAAGTACCCTGCGCATGTCCAAGTACTATTAAACAAATCATAAAACAATTAGACAAACTAAATGAGTCTTGAGGAAGCTATATTAGCAGTCTTAGAATTAGACGGATACAAGTTCCACACTAAGGAAAAAGACTTCGCTAAGGGATTAACACCCAAAGGAAGAACTTGCGCAATGGTCTTAAAGCTAAACAAGGTAAAGACCAAAATAATGATTTCTAAAAAGGATTTAGAGCGACTTGACACAGACGCAGAGGTGCAGCTCTATCTTTACGCAGACCCTGAGAAGAATTACACCTTTTGGATGAACGATATTGTATTAGGAAACGAAGTACAACACAATTTATTTGACGGAGTGGGATACGAATTAGAAGAAACACAAGCATCACTAATAACCAATAATCAATAATTATGCCCTTACCTAAACCAAGATCAGGAGAGAAACAAAAAGATTTCATGCAACGCTGCATGTCAGACAACACAATGGCAAAAGAGTTCCCAAATAAAGATCAGAGATTTGCTGTATGTGCAACTCAATGGAGGGAGCGATAAGATGCTTTTTGAAAATAAAACACCTCACCTGTTGTACCGAGAGTACAATAAGGATAGAAGACTGAATAGTTTTTTTAGTCCCAACAACATCGGAAAGTGTGTCAAGATATTTGATGATTACTTCCAAGCTGTAAAAGGCGATATTAATAAAGACGGATGGGAGCATTACTGTATAAGTAAGATTAGAAGAGAGAGTCTAATGAATGCAGTAGACTTCATGGCAGCAAAGTACAAGATAGACAAAGTAGATGCAGCAGAGTACGTACACTTCAGAGTAATAGGTCAGACTTGGAACGGTATGATGTATGAGATCAAGTGCATCAATACACTACAAAAATACTTTCCCAATCTAACCTTTAGAAAAACCCCTTACGAGATAGACGATCAGTACTGCACGGATTGGGAAGCGTACTCTGACAAACTACTATTCGGAATACAGATAAAGCCTGAGTCTTACATCTATATGAATACCCCCTATCAAAACAAAGCCAAAGAGAGACACCAAGAGCAGATAGAGAAATACAAAGAGAAATTCAAAGTACCTCACTACTTCGTGTATTATGCAGACGGTAAGATGATACAAGACGTAGACCTGTTCAATAAGATAAATACCTACCTCGCACTAAGCATTCAGGTTAATCTGTAGCTCAGAATAATTTTTTTCATTCAGAATTTGTTTATTAACGAATGTTGATATATATTCGTAGGTATAAAACAAATAGATATGTCAGACAAAACTTACTTACTGAAGCATCTACCCAAGATGAGCGACAAACAATTAGAGACTGAGATTAACAACCTCCAAGAGTCGTTAGCCTTAGCAAAACTCGAAAGACTCGAAAGAGTAGAAAGAAACCGTAATAAAAACGCATAAGACTTAAAATTCAAAACAAGACAGATATGATACTTAAATTCGGAAAACACAAAGGTCAGGACTTCTACAACACACCTAAATCTTATCAGGATTGGTTGTCAAATCAGGATTGGTTTAAAATGCCTAAACCACTTCACCAACAGCTTAATGGTTGGGATGGTCATAGCAAAAAAGGTCAAGCCGTTTATGATGCTATCTTTGAGCAAGAGAAGAAGCAGGCACTAAAGGATGACTGTAGACAAGGTATTTGCACTTGTTGTGAAGATAGTATGTATTACGGAATGTAAATAAACAGCCCCTTCGGGGGCTTTTCACTATGGATAAGTTAGAATCATTTAAAGACATCAAGTATCACGAGGACATTCTATATGTTCTTGGACTTATTAAGGAGCAGCAGAAGCGTAAGCCTACTGACACCATTGCTAAAATGAGTAAGTGTATGACGGATATTGCCTTCTATGTGAACCACCTACAGCTCACACGTGAGAACTACGGTGCGATAGTGCGAGAGATGCACACTAAGATTTTAAAACTACAAGATGAGAACAGAGAACTCACAGAACAGCTCAGAGGATACACAGAAGAAGTGGACTTCAATCTACCAACCGAACAAGAAACCAAAGACAAGTAAATACTTTAACACAGACAGATATGAAACAATTAAGTACAGGGGTTATAATAACCCGAACGAAAAAGAACGGGGTTGAGGTAATCAAAGCCTACACCCCTTCAGAGTGGGAATACTACCAATTAAATTGGTGGAACAAAGCAAAGCAAACCATAAACAGATTTATCGGATGAATTTATTAGACGGAACAACATGGGATAAAAAGGAGCTATTAGAGAAGATGAATGACGATAGCTTTTATTACGGATACCTATCAACTGCAGCTCTAAGCTCATCATCACTAAAGCTCTTATTAGACTCACCTAAGACCTACAGAAATGTAACTCAGTATGGTAACGAAGAAAGCCAAGCCCTAAGAGATGGATGGTTATTTCACACGGCAATTTTAGAACCTGAAGTATTCGAGTCGCAAGTATTTGTAGATGTGGCTTCTAAGAATACGAAGGCTTACAAGATGGCGAAAGAAGAACACGGTAAGGTGTTTACAATGACAGAGAAGAATGATGCAGAGCGATTAGCAGATGCCTTCCTTAGAAACACCAAAGCTGTAGAGCTGATTAGAGGTTGTGATTTTGAAGTTCCTGTGATCGGTGAGGTGATGGGGTTTCCATTTAGGGGTAAGGCTGATGTGCTTGGTAAGAATCAGAAAATTGATTTAGAAATACTTGAAGACAAGTTAGGTATTAATAAAATCATTAATTTTAAAGTATTGAGAAATGTTTTAGGTACTGATAGAATCGTTGATTTAAAAACGACTACAGATATAAAAGCGTTTCCTTACTCGGCTAAAAAATACTCATACGATATTCAATGCTATCTATACTGCGAATTGTTTAATGTTAGTTATAATGATTTTACATTTCTTGTAATGGATAAGAAAAGTGTTGATATTGGAGTCTTTCATTCTTCAAAAGAGTTCTATGAAGCAGGAAGAGTAAAAGTAGAGAAAGCATTAGAGATATACGACACCTACTTTCTACAGGCAACAGACTTAGATCAGTATTACATAGAAGGCATACTTTAATGGATGGAATAGTACAGAGAGTTATAGACAGTTTTAAGAAACGCTCAGAGCGTGGCTTAGAGAAATACGGAACGACATTAGAAAGAAATGATTTAACTCACTTAGAGTGGCTGCAACACCTTCAAGAAGAGCTGATGGATGCAACACTTTACATTGAAAAACTAAAAGATGAAGAGAAGAATAAACAATCTAATTAACCTCATCAATGAGGAAGCGGGAATCGATATATTCAGAAACACACGTCAAAGAGACTATGTAGAAGCAAGAGCCTTACTAATATACCTGCTAAGAAACTACTTCGGTATGCGACTAAGTGAGATACAAAGACTCTTTAGAACAAACGGATACCCTGTACACCACGCAACCTTATTACACGCACTAAAAGTATTCAAGGATGTTTACCTACCACACAATCCATTCTTACAGGGGGTGTACGACAAAGCATCTACTACTCTAAACAACAAAACAGAGTTTAAGATCAGACACATCCAAAACAGCATACAAGACATCCCTGAAGAGAAGTTAGATGAGGTTCAAAAATTAATAGATGAGTTAGCGGTATGAGTTGGAATGGATATGAGACATTTAAAGTTTGCACTTCTCACAAAGAATATGAGAGATGGAAGAAGAAACAAAAAGAGGTAAAAAAACTACCCACTCTTGAAGAGGCAATGAAGATGTGTCTTAAAAAAAATGATGAAGAATTTATACTTACAGACAGGGGCGCATTTAGGGTATCAACTCTCAAAAAAATGAATAACAAGTAATATGAGAAACGAAAAACAAAGACTCGAAATAATCATAGAACATTACACCAAGTGGATTGAGACAGCGACAGATGAACACCACAAAGCCTACGCACAGATAATGCTAAGTAGCATATATAACGAAAGATATAAGGAGACCTTCCAAGAACTATCAAAGGTATCAGAGTTTAACCAACCCAAACCAAAATGGAGCAAGTTATCGAACTTAGAGCAAGTCTTGAAGAACTACGGACTATAAAACATCTTATAACAGCAGTCTATATCTTAGGGGCAGTTGAGGTAGCCTTTTGCTTAAAGTCGCTTATAAGATACTATTTCAGATGATAACCAACGAAGACAATATGGAACTAATGGCAAGGTATCCTGACAAGTACTTTGACCTTGCAATAGTAGACCCGCCTTATGGAATAGGTATTAGCGGACAACAAGAACAGAAGAATGGTAAAAAATCAGATAGAAAACATCACGAAGAGAAGCATTGGGATAAATCAATACCTGATAAAGAATACTTTTTAGAATTAGAAAGAGTTAGTAAGAATCAAATAATATGGGGTGCAAATTACTTTGTGAAGCATCTCACTAAAGGCACTAAGGGGTGGATTGTTTGGTTCAAGGGACAGATAGGTTTAACTATGAGTGATTGTGAATTAGCTTATAGTAGTTTTCAGAAGCCAACAAGAGTGGTTAATATAAACAGAGTAGATTTATTAAAGCAAGACACGATACACCCAACGGAAAAACCTATAAGACTGTATCAATGGATATTAGATAACTACGCTAAAGAAGGTGATAAGATATTAGATACTCACTTAGGTTCAGGAAGCATAGCAATAGCCTGTCATAATTTAGGATTCGAACTCACAGCTTGCGAATTAGATAAAGACTATTACGAAGCTGCTATTAAAAGATTAGAACAACACAAAGCACAGCAAAGACTGTTCTGAAACAAAATCAGCATTTTATTTCGTTATATAGTTAGGAATTAATTAATTAATTTAAATTAAATATGGACGGGCGGAAAAACAACGGTGGACATTCTACTAAAGGAGCGGCAGGAAGAAAGCCTAAAGCAGATGAGGTAAAACTCATTGAAGCCTTAGATCAGCATATCGATAGTCAGGAAGTATTCGACACACTACACGGTCTTATTAAGGAGGGTAATATCAGAGCTGTTCAGCTTTACATGAACTACCGCTTTGGTAAACCAAAAGAAAATGTTACACTAAACTCTGACGGCTTCAACATTAATTTCAAGGACATTCTAAAGTTTGATTAAAATACAGAAGAAATACGAAGTCTTTAGAGACTCAGAGAGTAGGTATTTTATTGTAACAGGAGGAAGGGCATCGGGAAAGTCTTTTAACGTCTCGGTGCTTTTGCTTTTACTTACATTCGAAAGAGATCACGTAATTCTGTTTACACGATATACCCTTACCTCTGCTAATATTTCTATCATACCTGAGTTCTTAGAAAAGATAGAGCTGCTTGGATTCGAAGAGCAATTCTACATCACTAAAGACGAAATAGTCAATAGGAACACGGGAAGCAAAATAGTATTTAAGGGAATCAGAACCTCATCGGGAGATCAGACAGCTTCACTCAAGTCTATTCAAGGAGTAACCACTTGGGTCTTAGAAGAAGCTGAGGAACTAACAGACGAGAGAAAGTTTGACACTATAGACTTCTCTATACGATCTAAGAAACAACAGAACAGGATTATTCTCATCTTAAACCCCACCACGAAAGAGCATTTTATCTACAAGCGTTTCTTTGAGGATAAGGGAATACAAGAAGGGAGCAACATAACGAAAGGAGACACCACTTACATACACTCTACCTACTTAGACAATGTAGACCACCTGAACGAGTCCTTCATTAAGCAAGTTGAGGTCATGCAAAGGCGAAGACCTGAGAAGTATAAGCATCAAATCTTAGGAGGATGGTTAGACAAAGCAGAGGGAGTTATCTTCTCTAATTGGGAGATTGGAGAATTTAGAAAAGTAGGCACATCTGTGTTCGGTCAGGATTATGGATTCAGCAATGACCCCACGACACTCATAGAGACCAATATAGACCGTTCTAACAAACGAATATACTTAAAGGAGTGTTTCTACCTCACTCATCTCACAACGTCCGAGATAAGCCGTTTAAATAGGCAATACGCAAGTGATAGTTTAATCATAGGAGACTCTGCAGAACCAAGACTCATCACAGAGCTGCGTAGAGAGTGCAACATTCGAGAATCAGTCAAAGGACAAGGCTCAGTTACCTACGGTATTAGCTTGATGCAGGATTACGATCTGATAATAGACCCTAACTCTACAAACCTCATCAAAGAGCTGAATAATTACTGTTGGCTCGAAAGAAAGTCAAATACTCCACAGGACGCTAACAACCACCTTATTGACGCAGCGAGATACGCAATCAGCTATCAGTTAAAAAATCCTAACTATGGGTCTTATGCAGTAAGATAATTTTTACTATATTAGTAATGAGTTTATAGTTAGTTAATTTGGTTAAAGAGAGGCAGCCCTGTAAGGCTGTCTTTTTTTATTTAAAAATCATCTTTAAAATTCGTTATATAGGTATGAAGGTCAATATCAACGTTCCTGATTCTCAGAGTGAGATCAGACTTGAACAATACCAAAGATTCGTAAAGTTATACGATGGTGAGGTAACAGAGGAGTTCTTAGCACTAAAGATGCTTGAGATATTCTGTGGAGTAAAACTTAGTGATGCCTATCAGATACGCTACAAGGACGTAGACGGTATCGTGCAGATTCTAAGTGATATTCTAAACGACAAACCGCAGCTCCGTAAGACATTCATCATGGATGGGGTTGAGTATGGGTTTATTCCCAACTTGGACGATATGAGCTTCGGAGAGTATGTCGATTTGGACACTTACATTTCAGATTGGCAAAACATCCACAAAGCAATGGCGGTTCTATACAGACCGATCAGAGAGAAACATGGAGAAAGATACAATATAGTACCCTATGAGGTGATTGATGCTGAGTCAATGCGTAAGATGCCGCTTGATGCTGTAATAGGTTCTGTGCTTTTTTTTTATCGTTTAGGGATAGACTTATCGAAAGCTATGATGAACTATTTGGACGAACAACAGGAGACACGTTTGGTGCAGTATCTCTCTTCGGACAAAAATGGGGATGGTATCAATCACTATACGCACTTGCTGAAGGGGATATTACAAGATTTGAAAATATCTCTGAATTAGGTGTGCATCAATGCTTAATGATGTTGAGCTTCATGAAAGAAAAATCAGAATTAGAATCAAAAAGAATACAAGGTAAAATATAGACAGATATGAGTGTAATGAATGGTTTTTATCGTGTTACAGATATTGTTAAGGAAACGCTACAGGCTGACCCTAACTGCAATACGGTAACCTATGGCGATATAACTCAAGTAGATTTAAGTAAGCAGACGATCTTCCCGCTATCTCATTTAATTGTGAACTCAGCAACAAGCGGAGAGAATACGCTAACAATCAACATGAGTGTTCTTGCAATGGACATCGTAGACACAAGCAAGGAAGAGGTTACTGATCTATTCGTGGGTAATGACAATGAGCAGGACGTGCTAAACACGCAGCTCGCAGTTCTTAACAAGCTCATTCAGAAACTAAGAATTGGAAACTTATACGCTGATAAATACCAAGTATTAGGAGATGTAACATTAGAGCCTTTCAGAGACCGATTTGAAAATCAGATCGCAGGATGGACAGCTACAATGGATATAATCATAGGAAACGATGTCAATGTTTGCTAAGACTCAAGATGCGTTAAATAAGTTTGCTAAGTATGTGATTCAGCAATCAAGAGCGAATCTCACTAAGCAGAAAAAGAACGCTTCTAAGAACCTTTATAACAGTTTAGGGTATGATCTAAAGGTCAATCCTAATTCGTTCAGCTTAGAGTTCTATATGGCTGATTATGGGGCATTCATTGATGAGGGGGTGAGAGGTTCTAAGAGTGTGTATCCTGAATCAGCTCAATCAAGATTCGAGTTCTCAGGAAGATTCAAAATGATACCTACCTCAGCGTTAGATAAGTGGACGGTATCGAGGGGAATAGCACCAAGAGACGAAAAAGGAAGATTTATTGATAGACAGAGTTTAAAATTTGCATTAGCTAAAAGCATATACGAAAAGGGAATAAAGG